GTTTCTAGAATCTTCTAGATTTCTAATGGAGTAGTATTTCCTGTTTTTCACTTCTATATAGATCTCAATTGAATCGATCTTCTTTCTCAGTGTGGATAGATGCACATTGAAACACTTTGGATCCACAGTGCAATCATCCCAGATGAGCCGCATTATTTCATACCTAGTGCTAATGCCGCTGTAGATGTAATAGAATATTTGATATTCCTTTTGATTGAGCTTCACAAAACCATGATTATTTTCAATCTTAAAATGAATTGGATCTAGGTTGAATCTTGCACTCATGACATATCACCTATAATGAAAGCTCATTATACTGATCTCGATTCTTTCTCAGTATGGTTGCCTTTGGCTGATTGCTTAAAACGTCTGCTATGTTCTCCCCAAGGCTTCTCAGGACCTCAAAGAAGGGCTTAGGGTAAGTACTTAGCTCTGAGAGATCATTTAGCATATTAGATAGCTCTAAGCTTAGTCTTGAAGCTCTCTTTTGAATCCCAAAGCTTGGATGAGTGGCTAGAGAGTCAATGTCTAACCTTGCCTTTTTGACACTATTTTTAAAAGCAAAGTTCAGTATCTGGATCTTGTCTCTATTTGGTTTCTTCTCAATGAGAGAGAGCAGCTTCGTTTGATCTGCCTTGTTAAATCTAATGATCTTGTCTACTGCACTGGCCTTGAGTCTGTCTTCTTTGAACGCTTTCTTAACGCTGTTAGCAGACCTCTCAGCTCTGGAAATATAGCGGTGCGTTTGGGAGATTGAGATTCCCATTTCTTTGGCTTTCTTTTTAACCATGCCTTTGACGCGCTTACCTCCTTTTTTTCCTGACTTTTCATATTTATACCCATTACCTCTCTGGATCTCTATGTCACGATACATCTTTAGTATTTCAGACATTTCATACTGTGAGTATGACTTGTGTTTTAGATTGTCATCTAGGCTCATGAGACGCTGACTCTGCTCGTCTTTAGAGCTGACTAATACCTTTGCCTCTGTATGGCCCAACTGCTTCAAGGCTTGAAGCCTACGACCCCCTACACGCAGCATGAGATCATTTGATACTACGATGGGAGATATAATTCCTAGGTTTGAGATTGAGTCTTTGAGATCATCGACTGATCTATCCTTGCGCTGGTAGTACTCAGTTAAATCAATATCACTGATAAGTACTGTCCTTAACCCACTCTTGACTGATTTAGTTTTCATTATTAACACCCTTTCTTGATGCTGTTACATGTCCAAAAGACATGCGTAATATACATGTAATAATGATAAATACTATATAATCTCGATTATTTATTCTTTATCGGGATAGCTTAATTAAGCTAGATATTTACGCGTCTTAAATTGTTAACAGCTACTGCATGACAGAATTGACGTAGACAATAATATAAGAATCAAGACTTTACATATTGTAATACGTGTTCTAGATAATCATGTTTAAGGACTAAGGAGAAAATACATGCAGCAGAGTGAAGGGCTATTTGGTAAGTTGAAAGATCGAGTTAATACGAAGAAGGTAAATCAAGTGAGTGTAACAGTTAAAATTGAGACTGGACCACATGCGAAAATGACAAGCATCTTTAAAAGACTTGGCAGGGGTGCTGGATGGCAAGCCCTAGTTGAAGAAGCTGTCAAGATTGTGATTGATTCAAATGATAAACCTACTCGCAAATTGAGAGTAAGACAATGATGACCAAAGAAGAAGAAGAGAGATATTTTCAAAACCACCCATCAAGTGGGCTTAAAGTCAAATGGGAAACCATAACAAATACAACCAACAGGCTAAAAGTTCCAGGCGGGTGGGTCTATACAGAGTGTAACTATGGTCTATGCTTTGTGCCTGAATCCAAAGATACACTTGCGGAGATTAGGCCCTCAATCGCCGCAAAACCAAAAGAGGACGCCTTAAGATATGGGCTCAATTTAATTAAAATACTCAAAGAACAATTGGGCCATACATCTGACACAGCCTTACCGGGTGAAGTGGATACGTTTGAGCATCTTGCTAAGCAAGCGTTAGAGGACGCCAAATGACCATAATTATAAACCTTACACATACATACGGTGCAGCATCGTGAGCACAAAGGACAATTCTCTACGGGCAAGCTTGGAGCGGTTTAGGGATGCAAAGGCAAAGAAAGAATTTAAGGATTGGTCACACACAGGCAATCTCGTAAATATTGCAACAGAATGGCATAAGGCTGGAGCAGACGCATTCATCCCTATTATCTTGGAGCTTGCGGAGGCTTTGGAGGAAATAAAAGAGGTGGATTTACATGGTTGTCCCGACAACGGGAATGATGACATATCAACCAGGTGTATAGATGCCCTTTACTCTCTAGAGGAGAGACTGAAATGATGCCATATAGGGCATTAACAAGAGCGTTTATCATGCGGTATAGGACATTATGAGTAACTTAAGAGAACAGCTTGAGGCGTTTCGTCTAGATAGAGGCATGGAGCATTATGACAAAGTATGCGACATGGAAAGATTAGATTCTTTTCACGACGGAGCAGACGCATTCATACCGATTATCGAAGAGCTTGCGGAAGCTTTGGAATTTTATGCAAATATATTAAAAGAGTGTCCACACCCAGAAGATGATGGAAGAGAGGCCCGAACCGCATTGGATAAACTTCAGGAGAGACTGAAATGAGTGAGTTTGAAAAAGAATTAGAAAACCTAATCAATAGGCACAGAATTGAAAATGAGTGCGATATACCGGATTTTCTTCTAGCCGAATTGATAGTGAATTTTATTAAAACCATAGGGGTTACAAGTAAGAAGAATTTAGATTGGCATGGGTGTGATTCAGTATGTCACCCTAAATTGAAATGAGTAAACAGCAAGTCAGGACTGTGTACCAAAATGGCCCATTGTGGCTCAATTAAAAAGGAGAGTGAGAGATGAAAGAGATATTAAAGAACTTTAAAGCAGCAGAAAATGACTGGACTAAGGGAAAAACAGGAAATACTACTCCATTAGAAATCTAGAAGATTCTAGAAACGTCACAGCTATATATTATTAGAGTGCTATCTATAAAAAAACCACAGAGCCCCAAGGAAACAAGATGCGTCTACGATGCAAATAATAATTGTCCATGATGTTAAATCCATGTTGCAGCTCCTTATAGTTTATGTACCTTCTTTAGATACCCCTCAATAGCTTCTGTCAGAACGACACTCCAGCTCACTTTCCTGCTCTTCATTGTCTGACGCATAGCCTTGAATAGCCTGACGGCTACCCTCCCTGGTATGGGTATGCTCAATCCTTTTGTTTCTTGCTGTTTCATCTTATGTCCTCCCTAAATATATATTGTCACATACATACAGGTATGTCTAGCACGAAGCGTCATAGATATATGTCTTATAAGTATGACATGACAGATTTGGCGTGTGGTTGCTCAAGTCGACTACAAAGCGTATGGCCCTTTTTGGTTAGTCGGATTGATTAATCCCCAAAAAAAGGCCATACTTTGTTTTGAATAGTGATTTGAATATAAGTTACATTCAAATCACACACATTGCAAGTAGGATGACAAATTTTGTCACACAGGGGACAGGAACCACGTATTAGCTTCGCAGACAAGGCGTGGTGTCTGATCGGGTATTGGGACGAACCCGCAAGGGGGAACGCAGAGCCTTTCTGGAAGTTGGTTGAAAGGACACGAAGTCAATTCTTGGCTTAGGTCAGGTTGTTGGGGAGACGGCTTAAAAACATAACAGCTAGCCGCTACATGTCATCCCAGGAGCTTACAGCGAAAGCGTGATCTACGGCCTAGTACCCGTCTCTTTCGGTTCTAAAAAAGGGCCCACCGTAGTGGGAGAGGTACGCCCGGTGATACGTAGTATTGAAGGAACTAATACTGGCTGTTCTGTGAACAAATCAGGGTATTGGGTCTTTGGAAAAAAAAATGTGCTGTTGCATCGTTGGATCTACATGAGAACGTGTGGTCCAATACCGAAAGGATTTCATGTACATCACATCGATTGTAACAAGCTCAACAACAGGCCGGTTAACCTAATAGCTTTACACGAACGCTTCCATTCACGATTACACCACATCATGTCATTAAAGGGCTTGATATTGGATAAGGAATGTATTAAGTCAATGCATGAAAGATTCTTACGCGGTGCAGGAATCACCAAGGAGTACAAAGTATGGGGTCAAAAGAAGAAATGGATAAGATATAGAAAATGAAAGATCTGTTAAAACTTGTTGTTGGTGTGAAAAGTCGTCTGACACAGTGGGAAACCACATTTGTAAATGATCTTATATCGAAAGTAAAAGACCCTTCTGTGACGTTTTCTCAACACACAGTTAAAAAGCTCACAGAAATCCATGACAAACACATCAAGAAATCTTCACCTGTGGTTGAATCTTCGTTCTGTGGTGAATGCTCTACTGGGTGGCACCCCTATGTATATATCCCCACAGGCCAGGTAGTTGCTCTAAGGTGTGAGTGTATGGGAGGCACCGAGGGGTTAGCATCCTATCTGAGATCCAAGGGTGATAAGTCCCTTGCAGAGCGTATGCTGAAAGATGCGGCCGAAATAAAGAGCGGTGATTCTAACTGGCGAGCTTGGGAGAAATCCATAGACCAACCACCACCCACAAAAACTGTTTTACAATCTCCTGTTGATGATGTAATCCCATTCTAATACTAATCAACAAAGGAGAAATAATGAACGAATTAACACAGATTTTAGACGCTGACACAGCTAGAGTTTTAGCAGATGTTGCAGCTGTAGGGATTGACCGATCAGCTGATGGTCACGTATTCCAGGGCTTGCTATTTGCAGCAACGCAAAATGTCATTCTTGAAAATCAGAGAGTTGCTTTAAAGCCTGATCTTTTCGCTGAAAAGGTCTGGTATCAAGTAGCAGCTTTGATTAAAGCTGGTATTGCAACAAGGCTAGCAGCTAAGAAAGTATTATAAGTTTTCCTTAGCAGGAGTCGTGCAGGCTTTACACATTTAGACTGTGCTCACACGCGGGTCTGCACGACAATGTTAAGTGCGTACAGAAGTAGTTAAGATAGATGCGGGAATATTAAGACAATGAGAATAAGGGAGATGTTGTGAAAGAGCATCTAATCGAGGAAAAGGCTTGTCTACTCTCCAGAGTATACGGTGCTTTGTTTGATATTAAAGATATTGGGGTTTTATCAAAATTCCACATTCTTGTAAGAGAGTTTTTCACAGCTCCAGAGAGCAACACCCAAGCGGCGCAATATTGTGAGCATGCTAATTTTATTGATCCTAATACTGGATTAGGCCCGGCTTGTGATGAGTGCTTAGACAAAACATCATGACTTATTGTAAACAATGCGGTAACTTCATAGAAATAGACGGACACGAATATTGGTGTCCAACAGAAAACCAATAGGAGAATAAAACGATGCCACGACACACAGTAAAAGAGAGAGCAAAGAGAAGTAAAAAGGGTAAGAAGAAAACGTCCAAAATAGCTAAAAGAGCTAAAAAGAAAAGAGCTAAGAAGAAGCTTGGATAATATTACACTCATTGTAATAGTCGGATGACATTTAAAGAAGATCTAAAGTTTGCATTGCTGTTCTTACTTGCCGTCTCTCTGGTCATTGGTTTTTTTCTTGGAGTTGGCACCGCTGTAAGTGATTATTCAAAAGGTGGGTGTACATACGGAAACCTAGGATCAAGAATAAACCCTGGGTATGTAATACCTTGTGAGCTTTTTAGAAAGCGGTGGTGAGATTAGTGAAACGACCATTTGAACAGATGTTTTGGACAATAGGTGCAGCTTCCAAGGAGCTAGGTGAAGATCCTGTGACTCTCAGATATTGGGAAGGTTACTTTAATCTACACATAAAGCGGTCTAAGTCTAAGCAAAGACGTTACAACAAAAACACCATGTCACAGCTGAAAGAAATCATACGCCTAGTTAGAGTTGAAAAGTACAGCTTACCAGGAGCTAAGTTTAAGTTTCGAGTGGGTAGTGAGTGACGAATAAAGAGAGAGCATTCAAGCTAAACGGGTTTACTGAATTCCATAACGAAGCATGGAAAGAGATTGAACAAGCCCTAGACGAAGCGGAGCAAAGGGGCATGGAAAGAGCTGCGGAGATGTGCTCGTCTGGTTATCTAAATATAGGGCGGGTAATTAGTAAAGCAATCCGCAAAGCAGCTAAGGAGCTAAATGAAGAAAAAAGCTAAGCATAAAAAAACACCCGCATTAAAAACAAAGAAGGTGTTTAGAACTATTCTTGATTGTCCTTACTGTGATGGTAGTTTTATTTTGAGTGAGATTTCTTATTTATCTGCACCTGCACTTAAAAGACTTAAAAGGAAATTAAATGAAGAAAAAAGCTAAGAAGAAAGAAGAAGCAAAACCGGAAATGCCTATATGCAAAGAAGGTAAGTATGCGGTTACAGTCGAAGAGAAGATATTATACACAGCACAGCACATCAGAGATCTATTGATCTATTGGATTAAGAAGCAGGAATAATGCTTGGCCGCTGGAGGATAGATGAGAGGATTTAAAAAAGGCGAGAAGGTTATGTTCGGACCCATCACACTGGGCGTTGCTATTGATGCGACCACTGTTAGATTTGATCTCAATTCTTTCCAGGGGGCGGGGGATGATCTAGCTTCGGCTGAAGCCTCGCAAAAACCTAAGCGGTCTGATGTGGATGAGGGTAGTAAAGAGATCATATATGGGTGTTCGAAATGTGGTACGAATAAAAACCTTGTACAACGTAGAAGCTGGGAGAAAGATATAATCCAGGCTTATTGTTCACCATGTTTAAATGACAACATGGTTATTTGGTTTCCATCATCAGACAAATAGGCAAATATAGCCCCATTGCAGAAATCGCTGCGTTAAACATATAATAAACCCAGACTCAATTATAATAGTAATATGGCTATCAACCTACAAATAGCCCCGTTACTGGGTGGAGTAGCTTGCATCTGCATCATGGGCATCCTAATGGCTTACTACCTTACGCGCGGCGGGAAGAAGTAATTTGGATAAACATGACATTGTTTGCGCTTTTAAAAAGCTGCAGGCAGAGTTGGAAAGAGCACCGACTAGAAAAGAAATCCGGTCGGTTCTTTCTACACGTCAAATTGATAAACACTTCGGAACCTTCACTGCGCTTTGTCTAGCCGTTAACGGGAAGATAAGAGCACTAGGAAAAACACCACACGAAAAGGCGTTAGAGAAATATGAAATCAAAACGGGTTCCTTTCAAAAGAGTTATGCCACAGACCTCAAACCTTGGCATGGAAAGTACAATCAAACCCATCCTAATGACATGGTTACTGTGTTTAGCTTTGATCATCATGCTCAGTATTATGACCCATTTTCTTGGTTCGTATATCTCGACACCTGTAAGAGAATTCAACCCACCGTCGCAGGTTTGGGAGGTGACACGCTCGACTGCTACTCAGTCTCATCCTACAACACAGACCCAAATAGACTCCTAAGCTTACAGACCGAATTAGACCACGTTAGATTTAAAATGCTAAAGCCCTTGAGAGAGGCTTGCCCAAACTCTCAAATAGACTTCTTCTTAGGCAATCATGAGTGGAGGTTGTGGAAGATCCTAGTCTCTCAAATGAGAGGAGCACTGGCAGGCTTAGACAGCTTGCAGATACCTAATCTACTCCACTTCGATGACTACGAGATCAACCTAGTAGCAAAACCAAGCGTGATAGCTCCGACGGCTAAGAAGATGAAAAACCACAAGATATATGGCGGGTGTTACGCGGTGACTCACGGTACTTGCACATCAAGAAATCATGCGGGTGCTGAGCTAGCAAAGTTCAACATGAGCGGATCATCAGGACACACACACCACCATCAAGAGCAGACAAGGGTCATATTGGGTGAGAATGGCAAGCAAAAGGCTTTAAGATGGATCTCAGCTGGCTGTATGGCTTCTGATGCTGCTGGTGACTATATGTGGGATTTCACCAGGCAAAACCAAGGCTTCGTCATAGCCCATATCTACAATAAAAGCGTTAAGCTAGAGTATATCGACACAACTGGATCCTTTGCCGTGGTGGGTGGAAAATACTACTACCGTGATAAACTAAAAAGGAAAGGATAAGTGGCTTGTAAAAAGGCACAGTTCAGACGCCGTAAGCTTTCAACTTCACGCAAACGGTTTGCTTGGCAATGCAAAAAGCCAAAAGGCAAAAAGAATAAAAAGCTAGAACGCGATTGCTTAGGCTCAGAGTGCAAAAACAAATTCACAACCACAAATCCATTCAGACGACTTTGCAAAACATGTAGAAAGAAGAGCATTTATGAATCTGGGTATTGAAATAATACCCACCACTTACAATTAATATTACATAACGCACCATGTGGTCACAAAACCTATTAAAATTAGAGGATATGAGAAAAGCATCCTATCTATCCCTAGTCGGTTGGCACGTACGTATTAAAATGGCTGACGAGGAGCTTCCATGGGACGTTCAAATCAATAAGAAGATAAGAATGGACGAGGGTGTGGTGCGTTATGAAGCTGAGTTTGAGGATGGATTCAGAATCTATATTATACCTGACGATATTTCTTGGTTTACCTTACGTAAGCCTGTGGATAAGATCATGCAAGGCCCACAGGTAATAAATAGACAAGATAAAAAGAAGAGTGCTTTGAGATTGGTCAAATGAGAAAGAAGAGATTCAGGTTCAAATATGAGTGTCAATGTGGATCAAAGTTCTCTACAAAGGGTGGATCTATAAAACACTCAAGACCATATCAATCACCCCACCCCAAAGCTGGTCAATCCAAATGCAGAAAAAAGGATTAGTTGACAGAGCAAAAGAACTACAGCCATGCGGGTGATGATGGAATAGGCGAGTATCTAGACCGCATGTATCATGACCCAAAGTTTATTAGAAATTGTTTTGATGGAAATGGACACTCATGGAAGTTCACAGATAAGAAGACATGCAGGAAAGTGTTTGTTGTCTGTGCAAAGTGCTCAATAAGAAAGAAGCCAAATGGACATTCACTGCAGTCACACAAAGACAGTTGATACAAACACATTAGTACCTAATCCAAAGAATCCGAATAAGCATACTAAAGAGCAGATAGAGCTGCTAGCTAAGATCATAAAGCACCAGGGATGGAGAAATCCAATAGTGGTGAGCAAGCGTTCAGGCTTCATAACTAAGGGCCATGCAAGGCTTGAAGCTGCGGGCTTAATGGGATGGAGCTCAGTTCCAATAGACGAGCAGGAGTATCCATCAGAAGCTATGGAATATGCTGACATGGTAGCTGACAATAAGATTGCAGAGCTTGCAGAGTCAGACATGAGCATGATTGAGACTGACTTTAAAGACTTTCCGGATCTGGATCCAGACCTATTGGGTATACCTGGTTTTGATGTGTCTATGCCATTTACACCAGAGTCAGACGAGGATGACGTGCCTGAGACTCCAGTGGATCCTGTTGCTAAGCTAGGGCAGGTCTATCAACTGGGCGAACATAGGCTAATGTGTGGTGATTGCACAGAGCTCGATGAATATGGGTTTGATCTTGTTGTAACAGACCCTCCGTATAATGTTGATATTGGAATAACAGACATAAAAGAAGCTAAATACAGAAAGAGAAGAACAGATGGTTTGGGTGTGGCAAATGATAATATGTCTAATGCCGACTTTAGATCTTTCCTACTAAGCGTATTCAAAAAAATGGCAGAAGGGATGAACCCAGGAGCCGCATATTATATCTTTCACGCGGATTTAGAGGGATATAATTTTAGAGGTGCCGTGTTAGATTCTGGCCTAATGTTAAAACAGTGCCTTATATGGAATAAATCTCACCTTGTAATGGGGAGACAGGATTACCAATGGAAACACGAACCCATACTTTACGGATGGAAAGAAGGGGCAGCACACACCTGGGAGACAGACAGAAAGCAAACAACCGTTATAGATTTTGACAGACCATCCTCTTCTAAATTTCATCCAACAACAAAGCCGGTCGGTCTAATAGAGTATCTTATTAAAAACTCATCAAAACCAGGAGCCAAGGTATTAGACCCATTTGGCGGTTCAGGATCCACTCTTATAGCCTGTGAGAAAACTAAGCGTAAATGCTTCATGATGGAAATAGAGCCAAAGTATATCGATGTAATAATCAAGCGATGGGAGGATTACACAGGCAAGAAAGCAGAGCTCATTGATGGCCCGACCGCGTAAGAAGATAGACAAAGACCTGGTTAGAAAGCTAGCCGGGATACAGTGCACAAATGAAGAGATAGCAGCAGTTCTTAACTGCTCCGCTGACACACTAGAAAGACGTTTTGCGGGCGTTATAAAAGAAGGCAGAGCCAACGGTAGACAATCGCTTAAACGAGCGCAGTATAAGAAAGCGATGGAAGGAAACCCAACCATGCTCATTTGGCTTGGTAAACAATTTCTAGGTCAAAGAGATCAACCTGAAAACCTAGATCCAATGAGTTCAAAAGATTCGGGCAAATTCGTGATAAACTTTACAGGTGACCGTCCTAAGAAAATATCAAATTAGATGGATAGCGGAACGCTACCTGAGAGAGACGCTGAAAGACCATGCAAAGGAGAGAAAGTATTTCACTTCCAGACCTGCATGGAATAAGTTCATTGAATCTATTTCATTGGTAAACACGAATCTAGCAGCTGATCCAGTATTGACAGACTTAATCAAGGATGCTGTTGTGGAATACGTAAGAGCGGACTACATGGCGAGAACAGGGAAAGACCCAGATGGTGCTGCTTAAAGGCAAATCCTACCAGCATGTCAGATCAAAAGAAGTTTTCATGAAGATTCACCAGATTCTAAAAGAAGGGTCCGATTACACAAAATATTATGTAGAGTGGATTAATGAACTGACTGGAGTCTCTTTAGGTGAAGATGTGGTAACTGTGAAACACTGTGATATGGATAAGTGGTCAGAGGTTTAAATGAGTTGTATGGAGTTAACAAAGGCGGTGTGGAAGGACACACAAACGGAATGGATTGTCCCCTACCGATGATGATTGAGTATCGGTACAGTTCCTCTCAATTTGGGGAGCAGGTGTCGAGTCCTGTCCTTTGTTAGCTCCATAGAAATCATTTATGGAATTCACCCCGTTTGATAAACAGCAAGAGGTACTGCAATCAACTGCTAGATTCAAAGCCTTGCTGGCTTCCAAGCGTTCCGGTAAATCAGAAGTCTGTTATGTAGAGACTATTAAAAAAGGGCAAGAGCAACCCAACTACAATCCAGAGACTGAGTCAGATCCCTACGAGATGGCAATCATAGCTCCGTCATGGGAGATGCTGGAAACACTCGTATGGCCTAAGTTTAGACGCTTTGCAGCACCGTTTGAAAGAAAGTTCAACGCAAAGCATCAGATCTTCTATTGGAATGACAACAACACGATTATCTACTCCGCTTCTGGAGAGAAGATCACTCGTATCGAGGGTAAGAAGCTAAGACACATACACATAACAGAAGCCTTTCAGATGGGCGTGGAGGTATGGAAAGAAGCATTAGCCCGGGTGTCTGATAGTCAGGGCACCATAACCCTAGATGGATCATTCACAGCCACTATGAGAAATCCGCAAGCTCATTGGATCCATGACCAGTTCATCAAAAGGCAATTCCCAAAATCTAGAGTCTGGATCTGGCATACCAAAGACAATCCACACTTTCCCCTAGAGGAGCTGGAGCTCCAAAGAGAAGGGCTAGATCTAAGATCATATAAGCTCATGTATGAAATGGACTTCAGCGTCAAGACTGACTCTGCTGTATACGAGGATTTTGGTGAAGAGAATCAAGTTGCATTCCTTCCCTATGACAAGTTGAAGTATATGGAAACTTCCATTTCCATCGATTGGGGTTTCTCCTCTGAGATGGCTTGTCTCTTCTTTGCTTATGATAAAAAAAATGACACGGTGTATCTGTTCGATGAGATTGTAGGCAGTAGAATTAAATTACCTCAACTATATGATAGAATTAAAGCTAAGCAATATAAGATAAACAATTGGTACTGCGATATTTCCGGGAAGAGGGAATCTGAATTGGCTTTGGCGAACATAGAATGGTTTAGACAACCACCTCGAAACATACACTTTAAATACAGAGCATCGCGCATTGCACCAGGATTAAACATTGTCAGATCCTATATTAAAAACGCACTAGGTCAGAGAAAATTGATCATCTGCAAGACGAAATGTCCAAAAACAATAGACGATACACTTAACTACTCTTATCCTCAGACGAAAGAAGGTGTAATCTTAAATGAGAACCCATTAAAAGACGGGATACATGACCACACACAAGACGCTAAACGGTATTACTTCTGGAATAGACATATTAGACCCGACTCAGATCAAGAGTTCCAAACATTTGACAGGTGGTAAGAATGCCCCATTTATCAGCACCAGACATTAAAGACATAATCGGAGATATAAATAACGAATCAGAGAAGTCTAGACGCGCTATGGCTCTTCGTAGACACAAGATCTTTCGGGATGGTGGAAAGGCTTTTCTGACAGAAGAGCTGATGAGAGAATTCGATAGCACCACCCTGGTAGAGTTTAGACTGTGTCCTGTAAATGTCCTCAAAGTATTGGTGCTGAAGAAATCAACTGTCTATCGTCAACCTGCTACCAGAAAAGCAGTTGATGATCAGGGAGCAGTGCAAGACTCAGATCAGGCATTGATTGATTTCTACACCGATGAGCTTTCTATAGATCAGCAGATGCAAAAGGCTAACACCTACTGGAATCTGCAAGCTAACGCTGCTCTTTATGTATTCCCCAAGGGTGACTTGATCACAATGGCTGTCACACCACCACACCTCTATTCAATCGTACCAAACGTCATAGACAACACAGAAGTCGATGTTTGGATCTTTAATCAGTTTATTGAAGAAGACGAAGTAACATCTCCACAAGCTCCAAGATCTGCCACAGGCAGAGAGAATTGGCAGCGTGATAACTCAGCTGTTGGAAGCCCAGGGAGCAAGGCTAACCCCGTTGCAAGCAGAGAAAGAGTCAGTGGAGATAAGCGCACATACATCATGTGGTCAGACGAGACTCACGTAACTGTAAACTCAGAGGGTAACCCCATAGTACTAGACCCAGAGAAGGGTGATGAGCAATTCTTAAACCCTATCGGTGTCTCACCAGTGGTACACCTACAGCAAGAGACTGATAATGAGCCATGGGCAAGCCAAGGAGAGGACGCTGTGGATCTTTCTCTTCTTATTCAAAAGACTTGGACCGATCTGATGACAATCATCAAACACCAAGGATTCGGTCAGATGGTTATCACATCAGAGGAGCAACCTAAGAAGATCACAATAGGAGTCAATAAGACTCTTTGGCTTCAGAGATTCGCTGGCAAAGAACCACCTACCATTACCTTTGCTCAGGCTGATAGCCGCATTAGTGAGATCAAAGAATCACTTCAGACTCTCACCTTCTTACTCCTATCTACCAATGAGGTAAACACATCAGCACTGGGTAGATCAGATGGAGCTAGTGCTTTTAACTCAGGGATTCAAGCAATGCTAGAGATGAGCAGCGCAGTAGAGGCAAGCAGAGCATCACAGCCAACATTCAGAGATGCAGAGAAGTCTTTATGGCAGATCATAGCCAAGTGGCATAACTGGATGCTAGAAATGGGAATACTCAGAGATGATGCAAAGAAGCTAGGCAAGTTCTCTGATGACTTTAGTCTATCCATAGCATTTGTTGAACCCAAACCCATGCAATCCACAAAAGAGAAGCTAGATGTGATTGAGCAAGCATCTAAACTTAAGCTCATCACAAGAAAAGACGCGCTTAAGAAGCTGCATCCTGACATGTCAGAAGAAGAAATTGAGAACAAGTTAAAAGAGATAGACGAAGAGTCAGATGAGATGCGAGAAAGATTTATGAGTCAGCTACTTCCACCACCACAAGATAAGGCAATAAGTGGCCAAGCTTAAGTTTGACTTCAATCCGTTCAAGCTCTTTGGTATCCAGATGCGTGGATCCAGAAGAAAAGAAGCCCTTGACGATATTCAAGACTTCTTACAAGACAAGATACTTGAAGATGTATCTCGTCAGAAGTCACCCGTGAGTGGTGTTAAGTTCAAGCGACTCTCACCAGCTTACGCAAGAGAAAAGAGCACTGTGGCTAGAGCTGTGGCTAACCTCGAGCTAACAGGTGATATGCTCGATGATCTCAAAGTCAAAGAAAAGAATAGAAGCGAGATACGCATAGAGATAAATGGAAAGTCAGCACTGAAAGCTGATAGGCATAACCATTTCTTTAGGCTTGGCTCAGGCAAGCAATCTAAGAAGAGTCTAAGAGGCTTCCCAAAGCGTCAATTCATACCAGACGAGAAGAAGCGTAGAGAGAAAAGGCGTCCATTCAGACCTGCAATCATGTCAGAGATGAGAAACATTCTCATTGAGAATCAAGGTGACGAAGATGGCGAATGACCTTACCGCGCAGCTTAAAGAAGTTTCAAAAGAGATCCTAACTGCCATGCAGACAGCTGTAGGTAGAAACACGGGCAAGAAAGTGGGTCGCTCTGTAGTTGCTAGGATGAAAGATAGCGTCAAGTCAGGACGCGGTACACTAAGAGGCTTTGGCAGATTGAAATCCTATAAGCCATCCTATGTAAAGCAGATACAAGGAAAGCTAACATTCAGAAGATTCAATGGCAGAGTCGTGCCAATTGACCTAACCAAAAATAAGAAGTTTCTAAGAGAGAACAGAAAGAAATTTGCAGGTAAGAGAGTTAGGCCAGTTAATCTCAGATTAAGTGGTGACTTCTTAAGAGACTTACGTTTTAAGTTCGGCTTCAAGTCTGGATCCACACAAGTGGGCTTCTTTAATCGAGAGTCTATCAACAAAGAGCTAGGCCATAGAACAGGTGCAAACAGTCAAAGAAAACGTCCAATCATACCTTTTGGTACTAGACGATTTACAAGGCAGATAGAGCAACTGATAACAAAAGTTTACGAAACGGAAATCATTAAACTACTTAAAACATTATAGGAGAAATAAATGGATTTAGAATCAAACCCTGTGGATGCAGGGAAGCCAGTGGTGGATGCTGCTAGCCAAACAAAGGTAATTAATTCGGGATCAAGTGTGGTGGATGCAACACAAGATTCGGGTAATCCCCATTTTGTCATGGCTCTTAAAAAAAGAGATGATGCTGTAGAAAAGCTACGTGAAGAAAAAAGGAAAAACTCAGAGTTAAGTGCCAAACTGGATAAGATCAGATTAGAAGAAGCGGAGAAAAATGGTCAGTGGAAAGAGGCTCACGATAATATCAAAAATAAATATGAGACTCTTAGCAACAACTGGACAGAGGTAAGCGTTAGGTCAGCTGTGGATGCAGCTGCTGATAAATACGGATGTGTTAACACTCGCTTAGCTTTCCTAGCTGGAAAGACCAAACTCCTTAGCTTTGACTCTGATACCGGCGAGGTCGATGGAGTCGATGCTTTTTGGGAAGATCTCAAAGACACCGAACCAACGCTGTTCCAGACACCAAAAACGCCAACTGTGAATCCTTCCCTTCCAGGGGGTCAACTAAGAGTTGCGCCGGAAAAGGTAGATCTCAGTGAATTGTCTACAGACGAACTGAAAGCCCGTCTAAGACAGGCGGTGAAAGGGGCATAATATGCCAATCGGAGATTCTGATCTCGCTGCAACAAAGCAAGATCTAATCGCTGCGATAGTTCAACGAGAGTTGATTGCCGCAGCAACAGTAATGAGAACAGTTAGAGATGTATCTAGCTTTGCGGTGAAGGGATCTAAAACGATTTCCTTTCCAAAAGCTGGATCATTCACAGTGGAAGATAGAGCAACAACGGTGGAAGCCAATAAGGCTAACATCACGTATGCTACTGATACACTGACACCGGATAGAATGGCCACAGTGAGTTGGTTGGTCGATCCACAGGATGATATTGAGTCTACTGTCAATACAGAAGCAGATACAGCTGGAAGAGCTGCTAAAGCTTTGGGTAAGGACGTAGACACTCAATTGATTGCTGGCCTAGAGACTGATTCAACAGTCACAACTACAGCGGGTGCAATTACCAAGGATATTATTTTGGAGATGAGAGAATCCCTCTTGACTGCAGAAGCGGATCCAGCACAGTTGTGGCTTGCAATTGGACCCACAAGCGAGTCGACCCTCCTAGCCATATCAGAATTCGTTGAGCCAGATCGTTACGGCTCAGCAAGAATTCCTAGTGGACAACTTGGGACTCTTTACGGTGTGAAAGTCGTGCTTTCCACACAGATAGCAGCTCTTACTTTCTACATGTATGACTCAGAAGGTTATGCAGTAGGATTTCAAAAGGGTGCTTCTATGGATGAGAGAAAAGCTCCTGAATTTGGTACTGGTGCGATTTTACGTACCATGGATCAAAAATTCGGAGTGGCAGAGCTGCAAGGCGGTCTGTTGCTGAGAAAAGACAATAACGTCTAATGTCAATGCAGGGTAGGGGTAGTTACCCCGACCTTACAGAAATAAGAGCATTCCTGCGCTCTGATTCAGCTGAAGAGTTGGTCAGAGCGCAGCTCTTAAACAACATGAAAAATGGGACTCAGTTTTCATACACAGACTTTTGTCAATCACCCGTAGATA